GATCTTTTTGCTCGTGCCAATCTCGAATACACTACGTTGATGTCTGGTGAAGACTTTACTCGTCCTGAATTTAAAGAAAAATTTCCACTTGCATCTGGGTATCCTTATGTTATTATTGATGGAGAACCAATAGGAGGTTTGGTGGAAACGGCAAAGTTTCTTCTTCAAAAAGGTCTAGTATCGGTAAGAAAAGATGGATAAACCTAAAATAAATAGAGGTGTGGAGCTCATGTTAAGGGGGGCGAGACCGAAGGAAAGAGAAGAGAAAGATGAAAAACCTTCTAGTGGGTTTGGAATCACAAGGTTTTTTACCCTCCTGAAGAGAAGAGTCTACTTCAACTTGGAACTTTGGTGGGACAAGAAAGAAAGTTAGTTCGGAGTTGAACATGGCACAAGCAACAGTCGTTTACTTTTCAGCAACAGTTTCGTTTATTTTTCTCTGCGTTGGTGTAATTGCTGGATGGACAGCAAACGAAAAGCTCCATGAGTTTATGTACGGTACAGCGCAGGAAGATAACATTCATCCAGAGATGTTGGACGACGAAGGTTATCTGATCAACGAAGAACTATTGTCTGTTCGTTTTGTAGATGAAGACGAATTTGACGAGGAATAAATACACATACGATATCAATTAGGTCATGCAATTATTACTTCATGAAGTGCTGCAAAAAATCAGTAACGCAAAAACTAAACCAGAAAAAATTAAACTGCTGCAACAATATAATACTCCTGCACTCAGGCAAATCTTGATTGCTAATTTTGATGAGAGTATTATTTCTATGCTACCTGAGGGAGATGTTCCTTACAATAAGAATGATGTTCCTGAGGAGACCGAGCATACGAAACTGGTGCATGAGTATCGTAAACTCTATCTGTTCTTCAAAGGTGGTGCTAACATCTCTCAGACCCGTCGTGAAACCCTCTTCATTCAACTGCTAGAGGGTCTCCATCAGGGTGAAGCAGAGGTTCTGTGTCTGATGAAGGACAGAAAGATTGGTAAGCGTTGGAAGATCACCAAGCAGTGTGTTGAGGAGGCATTCCCCCAAATTCAGTGGGGAGGTCGCAGTTGAGTATAAAATTTATTCATCAGAATTGTGCTCCTGAATTAGCAGACGATAGATCTCTTCCCTATACTGCATACCTTGTAGAATATGATGATGGTGGTGGCATATGCTATGACATCGTTATGTGTAACAAGAAAGCAGATATATTTGATTATTATTGGGACAAGTATAGAGAAGGGCTCAAAAAATTCACTCAGTCTGAGGGTAGAACCAATCCAAAACTATGGGGAGCACAAACCTCGGCATCAAAAAAGAAAAAATAGTATCAAATTATACACTTGATATCTTATAGATAGTATGGTATGATAATACCATCGTTCATTCGCTATTTGCAAATAGCGAACGCAAGTAAGTCGTTGAACGGATCGTTCATCTTATGTTTCTTCTACCTTTATTGTTGGCAACTGCAGAACCAGACATAAAATTATTGTCTTGTAAAGATTTTGACTGGTTGGCACAAGGTGTTTTCGAATCAACTTTGTTGGATCGAAGTCAAAAGTTGGAGTTTATCTCTATCTTTATGAGAGGAACAGAACCAGCATGTTTTAGAGTAGGAACTAAAGACGCAAACGACTGAAAGGAACGGGGCAAAAATCCCATTTCTTTAGGAGTCAATCATGGCACAAGTCGTTTATCGTGGTGTAAAATATGACACTACTGAGAGACCTAATCAAAAAAATCATGAAATGAAAACCTTTGTAGAAACTTACAGAGGAATCAAGCATGAAGAGAAGGTGGAGGTAGTATCGTGACACAACCACAAGTAGTTCAATCAAATTGGCTTTCTGTCATCAAACAACAGGAAGTAAAGAGAAAGAAACTGAAAGAAGCACAACTCTGCATGGCAGGGTTGTGTAAAACAAAATAAAATTTCAGGAGGGTTGCTAACCCTCTTTTTTTATGCTAAAATTCTGACAGATGAGATCTATATATGAATAGAGAAAAACTCAAACTCATCGTCAGAAACCTAAAGTCTTTGGTAGATCTTTTAGAGTCCGAAGTTTATTCTGATCCCGATGCATATACTGCAAAGGATGACAGTAATAGATACTATCATGGAAGAGATGACGATGACGGATATGCAGATTGATTGGAGATACAGCGAAGAACGAATGGAGTTGAGGCAGAAATGCTATGCTCTTCTCCTTCGTGAGTTTGGTTTTCAGTTAGATAAAAACGGAGAACCATTTTATAGTATGCAAAGCATTACTGAATGTGCTCATGATTGGGTTTCTCAGGGTAATGTGTCAACGTCTGGCATAATCAAGCACTATGAAACTTACTACAAAGGATAGCAAACAATCTATGAGATACAAAGAAACAATCAAAGCAGCAAAGAAAGCGATAAAGCTTGCGGATAAGAACCCGATGCTGTATACTAACGAAGAGATCTGGTACATGAAGTTGCAACTTCGTGCTGCTAAGAAAGGTCTCGCTGAAAAACGTGCAAGAATGAGTAAAGGATTTAAGAATGATGCAACAACATGGATCAGTCCAACTAGTGCAAGTAACGCCCCAAGCGGAGCAGACGATGGGGTACGTAGCGAGAGTGAGCAACCCAGCGAATCAGGAGAATCCTAACGTTGCTGGTCTACTAAAGTATTGCATCAAGCATCAGCACTGGTCTGTGTTTGAACAAGCATTCATGACTCTTGAGATTGAAACGAATCGTGGTATTGCAGCTCAAATTTTGAGACATCGTTCATTTACATATCAAGAGTTCTCGCAACGCTATGCTGACAGTTCTTTGTTAGCAGATACTATTCCCTTGTTTGATCTTCGCTCACAAGATACAAAGAATCGTCAGAATTCTATTGACGATGTTGATGAATTCACCAAGCAACAACTTGAGTTGACAATTCAGAAACACTTTGCTTCTGCTATGGATCTTTACAAGACTATGCTTGATAAGGGAATTGCAAAAGAGTGTGCTCGTTTTGTGCTTCCTCTAGCAACTCCTACTCGTATTTACATGACTGGATCTGTCCGTTCTTGGATCACATATATTGCACTACGAGAAAAAAATGGAACTCAAAAAGAGCACATGGATATTGCTAAAGAATGTAAAAAAATCTTTGCCGAGCAATTTCCTATCTGTACAGAAGGACTTGGGGGAGTAGAAAATCAATGGGTATTGTAATGTAGTGAATGTATAAATAGATATAGTGTATGTTATATCTATGAAAGCAATAACACTTAATGAGGGACAAAAATTTAATAGGTGGGAAGTTATAAGTTCTTCCCCCACAATTCAATATTTTGGAACAAGTAGTCGTCCTGTTAGATGTTTTTTATGCAAATGCGAATGTGGAGTAGAAAAATTAGTTAGAGGTGATTATCTAACAAGAGGAACAAGTAAAAGTTGTGGTTGTCTTAGATCTGATAGAGCTAAGGAAATCGGAAGAAAACAAAAAACAATAGAATCTTACCACAATAAAATTTATGGTGATTGTAAAAGATCTGCTAAACACAGAGGAAAGGAATGGTCTTTAACAAAAAAAGAACACTTTGACATTATTACAAAACCCTGTTACTATTGTGGAGAACCACCAATTTTAAGAGAAAGTAATGTTGGTATCCCATTCTCACATTGGGGGATAGACAGACAAGATAATAGTGTCGGATATACTCCTAACAATTCGGTATCTTGCTGTCATATATGTAATACCATGAAAATGGATTTATCTTTAAATAAATTTTTTGAACATATAAAAAAACTCTCTGAAAGATCTTTAGAATGGATCTAAATAAGCACATAATTTAGGAGGTGAAAATTTTGGCAACTTATCCCGTAGTGAATAAAGAAACTGGAGAACAAAAAGAAGTAACGATGTCTGTTACTGAGTGGGACCAGTGGAAACTTGACAACCCAGATTGGACAAGAGATTGGAGTGATCCTTCTACTTGTCCTTCCTCTGGTGAAGTTGGTGACTGGCAAGACAAGATGAGTCGTACTCATCCTGGATTCCATGACATTATGAAAAACAAAATCGCCAAACACGCACCACGAAACAAAACTATTACCGACAAGTATCGTTAAACATATGCCAGTACGAAAGAAGACTACGAAAGCACCAGGACAAGGAATGAGTTCAAAGCAGAAGAAGCGTCGTAAGCCTATTGATGAGGCATACATGCTTCCAATTGAACCACTCACGCAAAACCAAAAGGTTATGTTTGATGCGTGGGATAAGGGTCAAATGATATATGCATATGGGGTTGCTGGCACAGGTAAAACATTTGTGGCACTTTACAAGGCACTCAAAGATGTGCTGAATGAATACACTCCATACGAAAAGATCTACATCGTTCGCTCTTTAGTTGCAACACGAGAGATTGGTTTCCTTCCTGGAGACCATGAAGATAAGTCTTCTCTCTATCAGATTCCTTACAAGAACATGGTTCAATCCATGTTTGAGATGCCTGATGACAATTCATACGAAATGCTGTATGATAACCTGAAAGCACAAGAAACTATCTCGTTCTGGTCTACTAGTTTCATTCGTGGTACTACTCTTGATAACTCTATTGTTATTATTGACGAATGTCAGAACCTAAACTTCCACGAACTTGATAGTATTATCACTCGTGTCGGACAAGATACAAAGATTGTTTTCTGTGGTGATGCAAATCAGTCTGACCTACAAAAAACAAATGAACGTACAGGTATCCTAGATTTCCAACGTATTCTGCAGAGAATGCCAGAGTTTGCTCTTGTTGAATTTGGTATTGAAGATATCGTTCGTTCTGGTCTTGTCAAATCTTATCTCATTAACAAAATCAATCTTGGTCTATGAAGTTATTTAATCATGTGGGACTAGATCCTATTGAAATGTCTGCTGAAATGGTGAATGGAAAACGTGTATACCTAACACCAACAGGAGATAAGTTTCCATCTGTCACCACGGTGATTAGTAACAACAAAGAGAAGATGATAGGTATCGCTAGATGGCGTGCTCGTATTGGAGAGGAGAAAGCAAATGCAATCTCCTCTCGTTCTACTAATAGAGGAACCAAGTATCACTCCATCGTTGAAGATTACTTTAATAATGATCTTGATCTGAAAAAGTATAGTAAGTTCCCACTTCCTGTCCTAATGTTCCAGCATTCTAGGGATATTTTAGACCGCATAAATAATATTTACTTACAGGAAGCGGCGCTCTACTCTAAGCATTTGGAGCTGGCAGGGCGTGTAGATTGTATCGCTGAGTTTGATGGTGTGTTATCAATTATTGATTTCAAAACTGCTGCTGAACCTAAGCGTGAAAAATATCTTTACGACTACTTCGTTCAGGAAACTGCATACGCCTGTATGCTTCAAGAACTTTACGGGTTGACAGTAAAACAACTCGTTACTATCGTTGCTTGTGAAAACGGAGAGACTCAAGTCAAGGTGCTTCCACCTAAGAAAGAATTCTTTATGAAACTAATGAGTTACATCGACGAATACCAGGAACGATATGGAGAAAAAACAATTATTAGAGGATAAATTTATGACATCTGCGAAATTCTCGCAGGAAGTGGAGAAGATTGCCTTACACAATCCAGATATGAATTATATTGATTCGGTTATCCACTACTGTGAGGTAAATGAAATTGAGATAGATAGTGTAGCAAAATTGATTAGCAAACCTCTAAAAGAAAAACTTCGTTATGAGGCACAGCAACTCAATTTTATGAAAAAAACCAGTCGTGCAAAGTTGATGCTAGTATGAGCTTCTTTCAATCAGAATTAGTCCGTGGTGACATCCAAGACATGGTAGAGTTGCAGCAATTTTGCTTTCGCTCTGCCATGAATTTTGTTTTATTAGACGATAAAAGAAAACTAGAATACTTTGATAAGTTAGAACAACTTATTGAAAAGCAAAAAGTTTTTTACTATCGTATTAAGTTGAGTGACGATCCTGAAGCTGTCTCTGTCCTTGAGACCATGAAGCAGGGTATTGTTATGCTAGGAGCATCGCCAGACACTACTGTAGAGCAGATGTTTGACGAGCTGCTGAACAAGGTCCATGTCATGAGGACCAAACTCCAAAGTGGCACAGAGGATTGACGCCCGACTCTGTGCCTGTTATAATGACTGAGTGATAGGGCATCACACAAACCAAATCTAAACCTAATCTAAGAAAATCCTATGTCTTTTGCAGATCTGAAGCGTAAATCCCAGAACAACTTCTCGTTCCTCCAAAAGGAACTTGAAAAATCCGCCAGCGGTAAGCAGGTTGATGAGCGTTTCTGGAAACCAGAGGTTGACGCTTCTGGTAACGGGTATGCTGTTATCCGTTTCCTTCCTGCCCCTGAAGGGGAAACTATTCCCTGGGCAAAAGTATATTCTCATGCCTTCCAAGGTCCTGGTGGTTGGTATATTGAGAACTCCCTGACTACACTCAACGAGAAAGATCCTGTTGGTGAAGTCAACCGCCGCTTGTGGAACAGCGGTAGCGATGAAGATAAAGAGACTGCTCGTAAGCAGAAGCGCAAGCTGCAGTATTACAGCAACATCTTTGTCGTGAAAGATCCTAAGCACCCTGAGAACGAGGGTAAGGTGTTCCTCTACAAGTATGGTAAGAAGATCCATGATAAGATCCTTGCTGCCATGCAACCTGAGTTCCAAGATGAAGACCCTGTGAATGTCTTTGATCTCTGGGAAGGTGCTAACTTCAAACTGAAGATCAAGAAGGTTGCAGGTTACTGGAACTATGATTCTTCTGAGTTTGATTCTGTCTCTGCTCTGAGTGCAGATGAGGATGAACTGGAAGCAACCTGGAAGAAAGAATACTCTCTTGAGGCATTCACTTCTAAGGATCAGTTCAAGACTTATGAAGAACTGGAAGCACGCTTGAACCTTGTGCTTGGCATTACTGCTCGTCCTGCTCGTCAGTTTGTTGATGAGGATGAGGAAGAGTTTGAACCTGTTTCTGCTCCTGCTCCTTCATCTTTCCGTGAGAAAGTCTCTACTCCTATCCCTGTGAAGCAAGAGGCAGTAGTTGATGATGACGATGCTCTGTCTTACTTTGCACGCCTTGCTGAGGAAGACTGATGAAGTGGGCGGTGCTCCTTCTACTATCATTTCTTTTGTTAGTGGAGGGAGCACACCTCCACGCTCATTACACGATGGATCTAGACGTTGATAGTTATGTAAGAAAGTTCTTGAAAAAGAATCGTGATTTCAAAATTGACTATTGAATTCTGATATTGGGGAAAAAATTTTTCCCCAATTTTTTTGTCAAAAAAGTCGCATCAACCAGTTTGCTTTAGTCTTTGGTTGATATAATCACCAGACTTCTTGTAGAGATTTTGCCTTCTAAAATCATCTACAAATGATTGAAGATATGCTGGTTTGAGAAGATAGATTTCTCTCTTCTTCTCATTCTCATCAGTAAACCACTCAGCGATGGTAACGGGACGACAAATCTCGTTACCATTTTTTGTTTGTATAGAACCATTAATATTCAGTTTCTGCGTACTGTTATAGAAAGTCTCATCAACACGTAGACCTGCGGGATACTGACCTATTTCATACGTTTCGTAGTGATGAATCGTACCATATGGATCTTCGTATTCACTCTCTAGTACCTTGTAGATCTCAAAGTTACTCATAGGCCAATCATACTCTGCATTCACTAGGTTATTAGTGAGAAGGATCACCCAGTCATAGAATGGATCGCCATATGCTTTATCTGCTAGAGAATCTGGTCTCTCTCCATCTTCAATAGCATACTTCTGAAAGAAGACTGCATTAGAAAATATATCATCGTTGATCTTGTACCTGCGAAAGAAATTCTTTGCAGTTACAAAGTCTGACTCTGAGAAAGGATAACTGATTGGTTTCTCATCGTATGAGATATTAGGAACGATTGAAAAATACATTAGCGGATACTACTATTTGATACCTCGTCTGCAAATACCAACTTGGTCTCTTGGAAATTTAGTGCTAAATCAATAGCGACAGGTTGACCTAACTCATCACCATAAGTTGCATAAACACCATCAGGAGTATAATTTACATCAACTTGGGTAATGGCACACATTTTATATATTGGTAGTACAGGATGTACGTCACCACCTTTCATAAAAGAAACTCTGCATAGGTTTGGAACACCAATAAACCCTGCAGTAATCCCTTGATTACTGGCACCAAACACATTTCCAGGATTTCTTTGTGGAAGAGTACACATCTTAAATATTTTACATATTTCATTTATTACGATACTTTCTTTGTTATTTCTAGGAACTAACTTGAAGTTCAATTGAAAGTTTCTTAGGTCAGATCCTTGAAAGAGTAACTCTACGTTAGGATTTAGAATAGCACCAGAAATAGCGCCAAAGACATCATCATTAGATAGACTATCTCCAGTAATTTTTTGTATCCCTTTTCGTATTGTAGCGGCACCTGCTAATGCGGGAAGCGTTTCATATGCGTTTCTTACTCCTGTTGATAATGCATCTAGTTTGTTTAGACCTTCAGCTCCAGCAGATATTAATGCATCCTTAGCGATATTACTAAATGCCTTACCACCCCAATTACCTCTAAATCCAGTAGAAATATCTTCTGGCATATACATTATTATTGGTTTATATTCATCACCAATCGGTTTTTTATAATCTTTTCTCTGATTATAGTCAAAATAATTTTTAGAAGATCTCAATAGATTTTGTCTTGTATCAGTTACTTCTCCGCCACCTCTTCTATTTCTGTTTCCTTGTCCTCCTCCTGTTGCGTTTGTAGTGAAATTTGCATCACCTCTTTGTTTTGCAAAAGGCGGAGCATACGTATAAAATTCAAACAATACGTAGTCACTATTTGCATCAATACTTCCTCCACCAGAAGCAGCATCTGGATACCTCAAGACGTTACTATCTGATAGTTTTGTTTTTGGTTCTGGTAAAGTTTTTAGGGTGAATCCTATTTGTTCAGATACCCTTTCCTGCTCCTTTTTTTCCCTTAGTTCTTTTTGAGATTTTCTATATCTTTCTCTTTGCTCTGTTCGTTGTTTAGTTGTTTCGTTGGATGGCATTACTTACTCATCTCCTTACTCTGCTTTGATCCGTAACCTTTTATCATTCTAGATCCTGTGATTTTATCGTAGAAACTTTCATCAGTATCTTCCCATACAATTTTCTTGTCAATTGGGAAGGTAATTCCATTAATATCTCTCACATAATCTTCTATTGGTAGGAGAATGGCAGTATCCCATTCATCAGCAGCGAGATCAAGATATAATCCTTCTACATGTGCGTGTAGATATTTATGAAAACATTTCTTAGGTATGTCAATCCTGCCTTGCAATAATTTTCTAGTTGCAATCATTCTTTTCTTTGGGGACATGTAGTGTAAGTTTGCACCCCAAAATTCTTCTTTTCCTGGTGCTTTTATGACATATACTAAAGGAAATCTGTCATAATAAGGTAACCACTTCATCTTTGCCTTATACTCAAACATATACAGATGACCTGCTACTGTATATCTTCTCAATTCATTTTTATCTTGTTCTTTAGCAGCACCAGCACGATCTCTACGTTCATCAAGAACATACTTTTCAAAATTCTTGTTGTATCTACTTGCTTCTGCTTTTACTGTGCTACGATACCAAGAGAGTGATTTCTTTTCTCCTCCAGTTGCCAAATCAACTCTCTCAAAGAGTGTTTTGTATCCAGAGTCTTTCTTTGGATTGTTTCTTTGTATACCTGCAAATCCCGTTGCCATTTTTCTAAACTCCTAAGTGATCTTCGGTGAGTATTAAGAAGTTCATCTGCCTATCTTCGCAATACTCACGAGCGGCGGACCACTTAGCGTGATTTTTTGCAAATGTCAAAGCAGCATTACGATAGGCAGCAGTCTTTTTGTTTTTCTCATTCGGTGGTTGTGTTTGTTTCTTGGGCTTGATCTCAATAATATACTTGGTGAGTTTTCCAGTTTTCTCACGTACCTTGATATAAAAATCTGGATAGTATCTCCTCACTCTACCATCAGGAGCACGATAAGGAATGATTACCTCTTCGCTTCCCCATTCTATTATTGATGGATTGTTATCACAGAACACCATGAACTTTCGTTCCCATAATGATCTATAGATAACACGAGTTGGGTTCCCACGATACTTACCAGGATTTACAGGTTTGTAAATGCCAGAGTATGCCATAAATATAGTTGGACCAACATAGGTATTTAGTGTGTCTATAAACAGCTTTTTGGCAAAAGTTTCAAAGTATGGAGGAATGTCATTCTCCAATAACTTTGTAGTTGAATTCACAGATTTTCCTGA